AAAGCTAAAAGTGATTTTCTATCCTTTGTTAAATGTGTATGGCCCGATTTTATAGAGGGGTCCCATCACAGGCACATTGCAAAAAAATTTAATGATCTTGCTACAGGGAAAATTACCCGTCTAATTGTAAACATGCCTCCAAGGCATACAAAATCAGAATTTGCATCTTATTTGCTACCATCATGGATGGTGGGCCGTGAGCCAAAATTAAAGATCATTCAAGCAACTCACACAGGAGAATTAGCCGTTAGGTTTGGTCGTAAAGCCAAGCACCTAATTGACTCGGAAGATTATTCTAAAATTTTTAAAACAAGTTTACAAGAAGATAGCAAAGCCGCTGGTAGGTGGGAAACAGCACAAGGTGGTGAGTATTTTGCAGCTGGTGTCGGCGGTGCAATCACCGGACGGGGTGCTGACTTATTAATCATTGATGACCCGCACTCGGAGCAAGATGCACTTTCTCCTAATGCTATGGAGTCTGCTTACGAGTGGTATACATCAGGACCACGACAACGTTTGCAACCTGGTGGAAAAATTATTTTAGTTATGACACGTTGGTCAACAAAAGATCTAACAGGAATGTTGATGAGGAACCAAGGTGAGGCGAAAGCTGATCAATGGGAAGTGGTTGAATTTCCGGCGCTCATGGACCACGGATCAGGACAAGTTCCCGTCTGGCCTGAGTATTGGAAGTTAGATGAATTAGAAAAAGTTAAGGCAACACTACCCGTTGCTAAATGGAATGCACAGTGGATGCAAAATCCAACAGCAGAAGAAGGGGCAATTATTAAACGAGAGTGGTGGAGAAAATATGAAGGTGAGAATATACCTAAACTCCAGCATGTTATACAAAGTTATGACACAGCTTTTCTTAAAAAAGAAACAGCCGATTATTCTGCTATTACGACGTGGGGTATATTTTATCCTAATGAAGACTCAGCAGCTAATTTAATTTTACTCGATGCTATAAAAGGTAGATACGAGTTTCCAGAATTAAGAAGACTGGCTCTTCAACAATATGAGTATTGGAAACCAGAAACAGTTATTGTAGAGGCTAAAGCATCTGGTTTGCCTTTGACTTATGAGCTTAGGAAGATGGATATACCAGTTGTCAACTTCACGCCTTCTAAAGGCAACGATAAGCACGCTCGTGTAAATGCAGTTGCACCTTTATTTGAAAGTGGTATGATATGGGCCCCTGAGCAAAAATTTGCTGAGGAAGTCATTGAGGAGTGCGCGGCATTCCCCTATGGCGATCACGATGACTTGGTGGACTCTACGACCCAAGCTATTATGCGATTCAGACAGGGCGGTCTGATCGGTCACCCTGAAGATTATGTAGATGCAAAGGCAGAGAAAACTAAAAGAAAATATTATTAATGTTAAAAATTCTATTAAAACAATTTATTCAAAGGACTGGCAGAAACCCTAATGCCATAGAAATGTTACAGCTTAAATTCAAAGCAGCTGGACAAGCAGGAAAAGGACAAGTCCTTAGACCAGATTTTGGTAAAAATAATCCATGGTATAAAGATAAACCTACTACAGGAAAAAGTGCCGGTATAACAAGCATTAATAAAAAAGCTCAAACTGCTAAAACTATTGATGAAGACAAATTTGTTGCTGATTTCATGGCAAATGCTGATCGAGTATATTATAAATTCGTAAATGAAACTTTAGCTAAAGTGCAAAATGCAAGTAAAGACGAACAATTAAAAATTGCAAAAGACATTATTAATAGAAAAGGAATGTTTCATACTTTAGATGAAAAAGATTCAGCTAAAATTTTAAAAAGTATAGATCAAAATATAAAACCAGTTGAACCAAAAGCATACGGTGGTATTGCAGGCATGTTGGGCGAGAGAACTGGATTTAAACTTGGTGGAATTGATAAAGCAAGAAGAGCATTTTTAAAATGGATCGGAGTAGGAACTGCGGGAGTCGGCGCTGCGAAATCTGGATTATTTGGTTTATTAAAAGGTGGTGGTAAAAAAGAAGTTATTAAAGAATTAACTCAAGTTCCAATTAAAGATATTTCAGGCATGCCACCATGGTTCAAGCCTCTTGTAAATAAAGTTATTAAAGAAGGAGCCGAAGTTCCTTCAGGAGCAGAAAGAGTTATTGTTCATAAAACTAAACTCCCTAATTCAAAAACAGATGTTTATGTAACACAGGAATTAGATACTGGAAATGTGGTTGCTGATATTGGAATAGATAAGCATGGTTTTGCAGATGGTCATTTAGGTCAACCGGTTAGATTAGAATATAAAGCATCGGAAGTTATTGAACCTGAAATTAGTAAAACAGGAAAAGTAAAATCTAAAGGTATGAAGACCAAAGAAGAGTTTAATATTGAAGAAGCAGAATTCTCTGGAGGACATCCAGAAAATGTAAAATTTGAAGAATCAACTTTAAATAAATTCGGTGAGCATGGATCAAATTTCGATGAAGTAGAAATGTTTGCAACAGGTAAAATTAAAAAATCTAAACCAACTAAAAAAGCTGAAAGAACTGAATGGGAATCTGGTAAAGCGGAAGCTGACGCTGATAGGTGGGCTGATGAAGCTGATGACTTTGCATCCGGTGGCATAGCACGAATGTTAGGGGAGTAATGGACCTATTAAAAAAGATTATAGACCTTAGTGATGTTTACGATGAACCAAGCGCCATGGCTCACGGTGGACGGATTGGGTTTTATAAAGCTGGACAGGTAAAACCTCAACCACAATATGCTTTAGATCAAGCTCGAGAATATTATGGAAGAGAATTTAAAGACTTACCAAGTGCTAACAAAGGTTTAATTAAAAGTGGAAGAATAAAAGAACTTTTAGATGAAGGTAAAACATCTAAAATGCAATATGCTGAAACAGCTAAATATAAAGATTTAATAAAAGAAAAAGTTAAAGCATCTAAAAAAGCAGGAAAACCTGAATCATATCAATCACTGTATAGATTTTTAAAAGGAAAAGGTTATCCAATTACACAAGAAGCTATTGATGCTGGTTATGAAAAAGTAAATAAACCTAGAGCATTAATTAACAAAGCTTTAGGGAGCCCTGTTCCTGGTAAAGATAATCAATTTTCTGGAGGTCTTAGAAATTATTTAACAAAAGATAAAACAGTATATGCAAAACACGCTAAAGCAGCTCAAAAAGCTGTATTAAAAGCAATTGGAAAACAACCAGAGATATTAGAATTTGTTTTAAATAATCCAGATACTGATACTCCAGACATTGCTAAAAAATTTAATTTAAAAAAACGAGAGGTAAACGATAAACTTAAAAAAATATTAACTAGAGTTTATTTGTCAAAAGAACCTGGTGCAAGCACATGGGTTCAAAAATATTCTAAAGAACAATTATCTGAGGTTGTTAGAAACATAAGAGGCTTGCCTTCTTTCACAGATGATTTTGAAAAAAGAATGACTTCTTTAATACAAGAAGCGTATAAAGATAAACCAAGAAACACTTATTTAAAAGCAAGAAAAAGATATTTTGATTATTCTAAAGCAGTTAGAGCTATTTCAGATAAATTTGGTAAGGTAGCTGAATATAATTTAGATCACATTATTCCATTAGATTTTTTATATAAAAGCAAAGAAGGAAGAGATCCTATGGATTTAATTAGAGTTAGACCGACTACAAGAGCAGTAAATACTTTTAAAAGTAGATTTGATAGAGCTTTCATAAAACTTGCAAAACAATTACAAGAAAAGCCATACAGTGAAACATTGCAGGGTCAAAGAAAAGCTTTTAATAATTTATCAAAAGTTTTACCAAAAGAATTTAAATTAGGAGAAATAACCCCTAAAGGAGATTTTAAAAGTTTTAAAGCAAAACCCTTGTCTGGAACACAAAGTTATTTACAAGCAGTTAAAGATGCTCCAACTGAGCAAAATATTTTAATTGATTATTTAAAAACAAACAAAGATAAACCCGAATTTAAAAATGCTTTGAAAAAAGTTGGGATGGATCCAAATCAATTTATTGCTTTGGCTGAAAAAAGAAAATTACCAGCAAAAAAAATTGTTAATTTTTTAGATAAAGAAATTTCAAAAGGAAGCATGCAACTGTTTTCAAACCCATTCTTTAATCCATCACTCATGGGTAAAGTTGTTGGTGACTTAGGCAAAGGTGTTAACGTTGGTTTAGGACCAACAGGAATGATAGCTTTGACTAAATATTTAGAACCTGAAGGTGGTTATGATTTAAGTAAAACTGGAGATAGATTAGGTTTTGAAGCAGAAGCTGCATTAGCTAAACCTTTAGTATCAGGTGCAGTAAGTGTTACAGATAAAATAAAAAACCCTATGTTGAGAAAAATTGCAGAAAGAGCAGCTTTAGCTGGAATGTCCCCTGCATTTGCAATGAGAGCAGCAAGGGTTGGAACACCAGTTGGTCTTGCATCATTAGCAGGTGAAGGATTATACAGTGTAGCAAAACATTCAAAACCTAATTACTATATTGACCCTAAAACACAGGAACCAACTTTTTATAAAAGAGAAAAAGCTTCAGATGTATTTCCCACTTTTTTAGATATATATGACCAAGCACAAAAGATAGCTAAGGAAAAGGGTATATCTTATAAAGAAGCTTTACAGCAAATTGATCCAAGTAGATTTTATGATTTGAATAAGGCTTCTGGCGGCAGAGCAGATTATATGGGCGGTGGCATAGTTGGAATCAGAAGGCCCAATGCAATTCCACCTGAAAGACAGGGGTTGCGTTCAATAATGATCGGTGATATGAATGACTAGGAGTATAAATGGCAGATATAGATAAAGGACTCCCGAACACACGTAAGCAAATTGATCTTCCTCCAGAAGAGGCAGCTCAAGTTGATGTTCAGGAAGAAATTGTAGAAAAAGGTCCAATTGAAGTTGTACCTGAAGAAGATGGTGGAGCGACAATCGACTTTGAACCGGGAGCTATAAATATACCGGGAACAGAATCACACTTTGATAACTTAGCAGACATTTTACCAGACGATGTATTAGAACCTATTGGAAATGAAATGGTCCAAAATTATATGGACTATAAATCTTCTAGAAAAGAATGGGAACGTTCTTATACAACAGGCTTAGATCTTTTAGGATTTAAATATGAAAATAGAACAGAACCTTTCCAAGGAGCTAGTGGTGCAACTCACCCAGTTTTAGCAGAAGCGGTTACACAATTCCAAGCACAAGCATACAAAGAATTATTAC